TGTTGAAGTAGATGCTATACCAGGAGCACCAGATCCTGCAGTAACGTTACCTATTATATTAACATTCCCAGTTCCTGAGTGGTTGATTCCTATCCCTGAGGAGTTACATGTTATACTTCCTGAAATGTTGATTGGTAAACCTGTAGTAGTCGTAATAGCATTTGTAGTGGATGTTACTGTTACTGATCCTGTTATAGTTAAAGTTGGGTTTGTTCCCGCGTGAGTGAATAAAGGGGCAGTACTTACCGTTGTATTTCCTTTAATATTAATATTAATCGTATTACCAGCTCCGTTAACAAGTTGTCCTGTCGTACTAGTTCCTGTTTTAAGCGTATCTGCTATTATATTTACAATAGAACTAACAGTACTTGCATTTACACCGTAATTTGCTTGTTGTTGTGCACTACAATCAAAAGTAGAAGCAGTTATATTTATGGTTCCATTTGCTACAGTCTGTATTAAATTAGTAACAAGATTACCTTGATATATTCCTAATGATGCCGTTATATTATGGGTTGTTTGAGTAGCTGTTAAAGTTCCGCCAGCTAATACACTAGGACCCGGGGATAATGCTAAATTTGAAGCACTTAAAAGAGTATTTATTTGGGTAACATTTATATTTGTTGCAGCTGCATCTAATGTTATAACCTTTTGGTTTAAAAATACATAGTCACTAGATTGTGGGGAAGTACTAGCCGTTACCCAACTCACTATTGAGCCAGTTCCAACACTTGAAGTTACCCAGTTTGTTACTGTACTCCAGTTTCCTGCTGTAATTGCCGCGTAATACGCCATAAACTTATTTTATTATAAATATCATGAATATACAATACTTCCTGTGTTATTCCAAATAGCATTTGATGCTGTTTGACGAGCTACCACATCTCCCGAAGCTGTAATTGTTAAACGTGTAATTGTCCATACTGCTTGACTAGTTAAAGCACCTGCTACTGCATATCCACTATAGTCATATGCTTTACCAACTGAAGCTGATATTACGTTATCGTATGAATGTTGTCTTGTATATCTGGTTACTGTTTGAGCAAATGAAGCTGTTACAGCGTTTGAAGCTGTTCCAAACAGTGAACCTGTTATACCTGCAGATACATTTAAAGATCCTGTAACTTGAGTATTGTTTTCTAATCGAATCAAAGAACCACTACTATATATTGCTGAGGAAGTCATGTGGTGGCTTCCATCTCCTACTGCTGCATATCCTGGGTTGATTCCTACTTCGTTTCCTACTCCACTTGAATTTCTTGGGCCTACAAGTATTAAAGCACCATCATAAGATGAACCTGATGGGTTACTGTAGAGCCAAACATTGTTTTGGCTATCCCATAATATAGAACCTGTTAAACCAGTACCAGTAGAACCAGAATCATATACAGCTAATCCACCAAAGCGTACTGCAGGTGTTGCAGTATTTACTGTGATTATGTTGGTACTAATATTAAGTTGGGATGAAGTAACATATTGTACACTTTGTGTACCTAATATAGTTAAATTTTGGTTGATAACTAAACTACCACTTATAGTTTGTGTAGTACCAAAACTTCCTATTGCTATATAGTTTGGAGCAGATGAGGCTGTTAGGGCATATGAGGCACTAGTTGAGTTAAACGCGTATGAGCTGCTTAACGCATATGAACTAGACAGTGCATATGAAGCGGATATAGCATTTAAAACATAAGATGCCGTTGTTGAATATGAAGCACTAGTTGAATTAAACGCGTATGAACTAGATAATGCATATGAAGCGGATATAGCATTTAAAACATAAGATGCTGTTGTTGAATATGAAGCAGATATAGCATTTAAAACGTAAGATGCTGTTACAGCACGTGAAGCAGAAGTTGCAAATGAACTAGATACTGCGTTTAAAACGTAAGATGCTGTTTGAGCGTTTTGAACATATGAAGCCGTTAATGCATATGAAGCTGTTCCAGATAAACTTCCTGTTATATTTGCAGCATTTAAAGATCCTGTTACAATTAAACCACTACCAGAAATTAACAATGAACCTGTAATTACAGCGCTTCCTGAGTATGGGAAACCTGCTCCACTACCGCTACCTCCACCAAATGCAGAGGATGCTGTGTAGTATAGTTGACCAGTTGCGGTATCTATGATTACAACGTTGTTTTGCGGTTGTTGAGTTAAACCACTAAATAATACAGATCCATTAGTATTTAAAGATCCTGTAATTTGGACTTTAGAACCAGATGCAAAAATTAAATTACTTCTATTTGTATCGCTTGTACCATTACCTAAAATAAATGCACCTGCACCGGATATTGGTAGGTTATATTTCCCTTGTGCATGTTGGAAATCATCTGCTGCTATAGTTCTAAAACCTTCGGCGTGTGAAGCTTGACCTTGTGCTACCGTACCAAATCCTTCTGCATGTGAATAATTTCCATATGCAGTTACGGATACTATATCGACGGGATGATAAGTGTCACTAAAATTATTTAATTCAAAACGTGTTTCTGAACCATCAAATGTAACGTTATTAATAACATGAGGTGTAGTGTAATAATTAAAATTGACCGCTACAGCACCGTAGCTACTAGTTACAATTAAAGTAGTTAATGTGTATGGTGGAGATGGCCAGCCTGCAGTTACATTTCCCGTAACTCGTATTTCACCGGTGTTACTATTAACTACATTATATGTGTATGAATCTAATGTTACGTTGGTTAATGGGTCATTCAAGCTGACTGCAGGAGTGGGATATACATATACCGACGTTCCTTCTGTGTGTGAATATGAACCTTGTGCAAGGGTAGTATTTCCTTCAGCATGTGCTAAATCTCCACTTGCCGTTGTATTATATCCTTCTGCGTGTGAATATGCACCATTTGCTCGTGAATACCAACCTTCGGCATGAGATGAATATCCATTTGCTTGTGTTAAAGTACCTTCTGCGTGAGAATACTGTCCATTAGCGGATGAACTATTTCCTTCTGCATGAGCAGAATCGTCATTTGCTTGAGTAAACGATCCTTCAGTGTGTGAATAATCTCCTTTAGCTATTGTTCCTTCGCCTTCAGCGTGTGTGTATTGCCCACTTGCTGTTGTGTTATTGCCTTGTTGTAAACTCTGGCTTGACGGAATAAACTTAAACGAACTATTTGCACCTAACGCACTGCCTGAATTGTATTGTATATCACCAAATGTTCCAGCTGGGGTTGCTCCACCACCTCCACCATTCATTGCATATGATGCAGTAAGTGCATATGATGCGGATACTGCATTTGAGATACTTCCGCTAAAGTATGAGGCTGTTAGAGCAAGTGAAGCTGTTATAGCACGAGATGCTGAAGTTGCAAATGAACTAGAGACTGCATTTAAAATGTAAGAGGCAGTTATAGCATTTGAAGCCCAACTTGAGGTACCAAATAAACTTCCGGTTATACCTGCAGATACATTTAATGAGCCTGTTACACGTTGGCTACCCGAAACTATTATGGTTCCTATTAAGGTTTGGGTATCATTAGTAGCATCTCCCAATTGGTTTGAACCAGAAGAGTATATTATGGAAGCTGATTCATATGTTACATTTAAATATGCAATTGAGGCTGTACCATTTAATGTTAAATTTCCATTAAATGTTAAATTTTGGTTTAATGTATTTAAATAAGATGCTGTTTGAGCATTTTGGGTATATGAAGATGTAATAGAATATGAAGCACTAGTTGAATTAAATGAGTATGAACTACTTAAAGCGTATGAGCTTGACAATGCATAACTTGCAGATAATACATTTGAAATACTTCCACTCCAATATGATGCTGTCAAAGCATAAGATGCAGATGTAACATTTTGTGCCCAAGATGATGTACCTTGTAAAGAACCTGTTATACTAGGAGCATTTAAACTACCTGTTATTGTTAAACCAGAACCTGAAATTAATAATGAGCCAGTAATTACTGCTGAGCCAGAAAATGGGAATCCAGATCCTCCACCCCCACCTCCATTCATAGCATATGAAGCGGTTAAAGCATAACTAGAGGTTCCAAAAAGGGAACCTGTTATACTATATGATCCTGATCTTAATTGTTCTGGTTTAATTAATGCCATCTTAACTACTGAATTTTCCTATTGCTATTACTTCGTCTATTGATCCAAAATTGTATCCTAGTTCGGTTGGGTTTATTACTAATGTTGTTATATTACTGTTTTCTGTAAATGAAACTATAGCTGCTGCCTCTATTAAGGCACCATTACAAAATATACTAAAGTTATTTACTGATGTTGTTGGTAAGCCTGCAGGGGCTGGTAGCCATCCACTTGCAAATGTTACTGTTGTTCCATTAACATATGTTCCTAATTTTTGTATGTTAGTATTTAAGTATGTTAACGTTGCAGTATCAATACCTCCACCACCTCCACCACCAGAAGGTACGAATGTAGTTGGACTTATACGTTTTCTGTTTGAAGATGTTTTAATAAATTCTGTTGCTGAGTTGGTTACTTCTAATCCTATTATTATTTGGGATCTGCTATTGTATTTCTTTATAGCTGTAATTTCTTTTTGTATAGTGTCGGGTACCATGTAACCGTACAGTTTAATGTTAAACGAGCCTTTTACTACTCGGTTAGTAGTATCTGATATTTCTGCCGAAGTAGCAAATGAGTCAATTGATGCTTTAAATTTAAAACGTTCAGGATCACCCCAATATGAATCAGAAGCGTAATTGATTGCTTCAATAACTTTATTGAGTTGTTCCATGTAATATGTTTGAACAATACAACTGTATGTTATAGTAACATAGTCAGGGACTACATTTACTATGAATTGTTCAGTAGGTACTCTATTAGTTAATACATCAAAATTTGAGTATGAGTTTTTAGCGTTGTATGTTTTTTTCCAAGACGTGTATAAATGTGGTGTATTGGCATCTAATTTATTAGTTACTGAGCGGTTTTTATCTATTGTGTCTCTCTTAAACATAATTAAAGGAGACATAATAGCGCCGTTTAAATCTTTGTAGTACCCATCTTTTTGGGTTGATTTCCATCGTTCAGGGGAACCATATATGATAGGGACAGGTATTTTTACCCCGTTTTGGTAAACGTATGGTTTAATAACGTTTTCAAAATAATACATTATAGACTCGTCTATATCCTGTAAACCTAAAACAAATGGTTTAGTTGCATCTCCTTTAAATGAAAGTTTTTCAGAACGATTAAAATCAATACCATTCTGCTCATTTTCAGTGAATTGGTCAAAATTAGAAGGAATATTAGGATTACCTAACGTTTCACCATTTTCTGGGTTAATATATGGTTCAACCAGGCTGTTTGAAATTTCCTTTTGGGATTTTGGTATGGGTTTTCTATGTTGAGCCATTAGATTCTTTGTCTATTTATTTGTACACGATCTGCAGGTACATAATGAGCATTACATATGGTTGATATGTCTGCACCAAAATTACCTAATCCTGGGTTAAGTGGGTTAACTTCATATGGGTATTCTGGGTCTTTACCTACAAATAGTTGGTTGTTGGTTACATTTTCTATTTCAAAGTAATTTTCATACCACATTATGATGTCTCCTACTTCAGGTAAAACATTTGCTTCTATTAAGTCGTCTTTAAAGAATTTAAATGTCATTGGTCTTCCATAGTCAACACCCATATCATCTGTTGGTGCTGTGTTGTCTCCTCTATCTACTAACATATTTAAAATTACAGGAGCTTCATAGAATTTATCACCAGATGTTTCACCATACATGTTAACTTTTGTCTTATCAGCATTAAGTTGATAAAATACACATTGTTGTGTAATGATATCCCACAATAACTCTCTGTTAAGGTGTCTAAATAATGATATGTCTCTTGCTGAACCGAATAAAGCGCACATGTCTTAATTAATTTTAAATTTCCAATAAAAACCTTTATATTTTAATATTTTACCATTACAACATGCATTTATATTAGATTGTTTAATATTTAATGAGTTTGCAGCTTCTTTACCACTATTCCACTCTTTAATAAATATGTTATTTATATCATATTGAATTACAGGCTTCGATTTTGCTTTTTTAACAGCCATAATATGATTGCATTTAGGCAACCCAGCATCCTTTCTGGTTTTAATTCTGTTTTGTTTAATTCCTTTTTTAGAATTACTAATTTTTAAACAGTGATCTTTTGTGAGGTTTTTTCCTTTTAACCAATAATTAGATCTGCCTTTATGGCATGTTTGTTTTTTTAATTTTGTTTCTTCACTATCATATGAACCAAAACCTCTCCCTAATCTATTATTTAAATGTTTATTAGATAAAACATCATAAAATTCCCCCCAATATATTTCTCTTTCATCTAAAATATTGGAAGAACATTCTTCTATTATTTCAAAAGTATGTTTTTCCCATCCATATTTTATTAAAGAACTATATATACTAGGTTGATCTTTACATTGGTATTTTTTATATTTATTCCAACGAACCTCATGGTTAGTAGTTTGACCAATATATATCCGCCCATTTGGGTTAGTTATTTTATAAATACCTATCATGTTATCCTATAAAAATAGTCATTGGGACGTAGTTAATAGTTTTTTGTTGATTTTCTGCTTCAAGTGCTTTATTTTCCAATAGAGTTTTACGTGAAGTTGTATCAAAATAAGCGCGTAAACGTTCTATCAATGCAACTTTTTCGGACGATGCTGCTGCAATTAGGTCGCTTTGATTTAACGTTACTTCTGAACCAGGTATAGGGATTACTGAGTATTTTCCTCGTACATATCCTAGAATTTCTTTTACTATAGATAAAGCGTATTCAAATATCCACTGTCTCCCTATTGAATTTATTTGAGAATAGTTAGGATTTTCATATGGGATATTAGATACATTAGTTATAATGCTTCCTTGCCCACCATTAGGTGCATAAGGATCATTACGATCTGCTGTTAGTAAGTAATGGAAATTTAAAATAGAAATACCTCCACCTTTAGGAATAGGGAATATTCTTAATTGATTATTCACTAATTCAAAAGTGTACTGTGATTTTCTAATTTGATCGTTAAACTCAATAGCTTGAATTTTTTGCATATCATAACTTATAGGCATAAGCATAAAGTTAATAGCTGGTGAGTATGAGCCCCATCCGAAACTGTCTAACATCTGCATCATACCCACACCAGTTCCTGCATATGGATCAAAATATCTAGTAATAGCAGGTGATGCTTCGTAAAATATTCTTCTAATTTCCATTCCTCCTTTAGGAATTCCATTAGCTTCAGCCCAAGCGTTCATGTCATAATTCTGGACACCTGGTATCATTGGTATAGATCCTGTATGGTATGTTATTGTTCCTCCAACTCCTGCTTCTGTTCCGTATTGTTGGGATAAACGTATTACAGATGAAAGATTTTCTTGTATTAGGTTAGTGTTTGGAGAATCTATAGTTGTAGATGCACCTTGAAATGTTAGTAAGTTTTCTGCTGCTTGGTAAGCGTATAATTCGTTACCATAAGTTGTAACTGCTTCTTCAAAGGCAGCGTAAAAGTTTAAGTCTTGTAATTCAATTTCTACCAAAGGATATCCCAATCTGCGTGAAGCAAACACAGCAAACTTATCAATGTCTGCTTGAAATTGTGGGTCATTATCATAAAACCCAAATGGTGTTTCGCCAGGTTGGAATGAACTAGAGCCAGGCCATATTGGAATATTCATAGTTTTAAGCGTTTATTAATGTATATTCTATATCTACACTACTACCTATAGCATAAATTTGAACTGATTGTATGTTTTCTCTAAAGGTTCCATTAAATTTACTTGATGTTACGTTTGAACTTACAAAAAATACAGATGAAGTAGGTGTTAATTCTTGCGTAAATGTTCCTTGTGAGCTACTTACTATCACCGCCACACTGTATGCGTTATCTAAATTAGATATACGCG